AGGGGGCGGAACCCCTCATTTTGGCGATTTTTTTGAAGCTCTTTTAACTCTTTTTACAGGTGATTTATCGATTTTTCGTTTTGTTTTATAATTAACCAATACATCTTCTAATTTTGATTTTATCTTTAAAAACTCGCTATCATTGTCATCTTTTCCCAAAAACTTTTTGATACGAAGTGAATTTTCTGGTTGAGCCTTGACATTTAACCACAAGTCATCTAATAAAATTGTGTTTTCAGCCGAGTGATTAGGAAGTTTATAAACTTCCCATAACATTTGTAATTTTTTCAAAAAATCTTCACCATAAATCATCTGACTTTTATCACAATTATCTGAATTTAACACTCTTTTTATTTTACGAGATGTATCACCAATAACAACATGTTTTACAATAAAATCAACATAATCAGGGCTAGCAGCAGACCATACGGATACATTAAAATATTTGAATAACCAATCTAAAAAAGCTTGTAAACCTGGTCGTTCCATAATAATATACTCATTATCAAAATTGTGATGTTTAAATTTTTCAATAATGGTTGGTAATACTTTTTTACGACGAATATCAATAGAAAAAATAAGTGTTTCATCCAAATCCAAATATATATTTATTTTATTAGATTGTTTAAAATGAAGATCAGACATAATCTCCAACTTTTATTACATGCAATATTTTAAATATTGTTTTGGAATCGGTTTCATATTCATACCTATTAATTTATAATAATCAAGTACTTCTTTTGATACAATTTTTTTTGCTTCTTTTAAATCATAACTTTCACCCTTAAACGGGGGATTTCTAGGTTTTCTTGTATCTCTTATTGTCTCAAATGGACCATATTTATCATTACCATTGGGATATTTACCAATTAATTTAGATTCTTGAAATATTGCAGTGTATTTTTGATTAACACCATCTTTACACAATGAGTCTTTACCATCAGCTTTACAATTATTAATTGGAAATACTTCACCATAATTTTTATTATCTTTAGGCAATCCTTCTAATATATAAGAACAAACATGTTTATATTTACTGTGAGTTAAGTCTTCTACTCTTTCTTTTATTTGAGTTCTGTAATCTACTAATTGTTCATAATCAATACTGTATTCTTGTTCATCTAAAATACTAGATAATAAGCGATAACAAACAATATAACCCATGTCTTTTTTATAATGTTTATCAATCACTAGTTCAACTACCGCAAAAAACGCTTCAAATACATCTTCTAAAAGCTTTTCTTTATCAATAATACACATTACTTTTCCACATGAAATATACTCCATGAATCCTAAATTTTTAGCTAAACTACTTAACCCTTTACGTTCAATAATACTTATTTTTAATTTAGTAAAAATAGCAATGGCTTCTGGTGTATTTAATTGCGGAAAACGTTTAGAAATATACCAAACAACACAATTATTAACCGTATTATCGCCTAATGTTTCAAGTAATTCATAATTATTTAATGAATCTACTCTTGGTGATGTAAATGCTTTTGCAAATAATTCCATATCACCACTGTCCAATTTTAAGTCGGCTAGAAGACTAACTCTTTGTAACAGACTTAAAATAAAATTAGTAAACTGTTGGTTTCGAGGTGCGTGATAGATATTAGACATTGTATATGGAATGACTTCTTTTAACTCTTTTACGTTCTCTTTTTTCAAGTTAATTAAACCTCTTTTTTCAAATAATTCCAATGCTTGATCGGATGCTTGTTGTTCAGCCTCTACTTTTTTCTTGTTACTGCCTTCTCCAATTTTTTCCTGAATACCTGTTTGTTTATCTAATTTATATGCATTTACAATAAATACATTGTCATCATTTTTAATAGACTCGTATCTAATATCATATCTTTGTTTATTTTTGTCAAAAAATAACTCTTTCAATATGGATTTACTATCGCTTTCTGTATCAAAGTTTAAATCCATTTTATTGAAGATATATGTACATATTTTATTTATGACTACGTAACCAAGACCGACTTTATAATGTTTATTAATTAAAACTTCGGTGGCTCCTATAAATGATTCAAATACGATTTGTACTATTTTAGGCGTAATATAGACACGTGGATCATGTAAAATATATGGTAAAAAATCATCAAACATATATTTTCCAATTTCTGAATTATTTTCTTTTACAAAATTAATCTTGATTCGGGTTAAAATCTTTTGATCAATATTTTTATTTTTGTAAAAAGTATACCATACAAATAGTTTATGAACAGAAACGGTGCCTAGTGTATGTAAATAATCATTATTATTTTCAGAAGAATAAGATGAATCCGTAAATGCTGTAGTATAATAAGATAGCGAAGAAGGTAACAATAAGGTTTCTATATATTTTTTCTTTATTTCGGCTTTTTCAAGTAATGTTTTGATAATAGATGCTAAATTTTCGATCGAAAATTTAGTCTCAACAATATTGGCCGTTTCTATTTCTATTTTATTTTCTTCGTTTTCTTCATTTTCTTCGTATTCGTTTTCCATTGTTTTTGTTTATTATATTGTAAATAATATAAAAAATTCAAATTTATATAAATGAGTCAACCGTTAGACGGCGGAGGTTATGTTAGCGGTATGAAATGTCAACAAGAACGCAAAAAAAATCATGTATTTATACCAGCACCTCACCAACAATTTGTTACTGATTATTTTACAGAAAAATCTATTTATAAAGGCATACTTTTATACCATAAACTCGGTTCCGGTAAATCGTGTACAAGTATCATGATTGCTGACAAGTTGTTAGCAATGAATAAAGTGAAAAAAGTATTTGTATTAACTCCTGGTAGTCTTCGTAAAAATTGGGTATCTGAATATTGCCGCGTATGCGGTTCAATGAAAAGTATGGATAAATTTATATTTATTACTTACAATTACGACATTAGCCCACGTTTAAAAGAGTTTGATTTTAATGATAGTTTAATTATTATTGATGAAGCTCATAATCTGTTAAATGGTTACAAAAATGAATCTAAAAATGCAACAGCGTTGTATACAAAAGTCAGAGATTCAAAATGTCGTGTAGTTGCATTATCTGGTACACCGTTAATTCAAAATAATATACTGACAGAATGGATAAACTTGAGTCGTTTATTAGACGAAGGACGTTCAAGTCATATTAGATCATTACAAAATTTAAGTGATGAATACTTTAAAGGAATAATATCGTATTACCCTGGAGATCCTACCAAATATCCCAATGTTATTGTAAAAGCTATTCAAGCGATTCCAATGACAGAAAAACAATATGAAATATATACAAATGTATATAGAAATGAAAAAAAAGCGCGTGCAATGCCACCTGAACCAGGGTTGCGATTTAGTAATCCAATAGAGTATGCCTATTTATTACAAGTCTATATTATGGCCAAAAAGTATTTAATGTCTCGGATGGTATCGAATTGCTTATATGAAGGCGCTAATCTACAACGACACAGCCATATTGATTCAGATTCTGATTCAGACAACGATAACGATTCCGACAGTGAAAACGACAGTGAAAACGACACTGATGTAATCCTAAATATAAAAGCAAAAAGTCACAAAAAAATTATAAAAGATGAAGAAGATATTATAGATGTAAAAGATGATAAATTACCTGATAAAATGGTAGAAGATGGTGGTTGGATTACCAACGATTTAAATTTATTAAAAATGTCCCCTAAAATTTCCCGTTTGCTTTGGAATATTATTAATCATATTGACGAAAAACATGTTATTTATTCTTTTTATAAAAGTCGATCGGGGGTTCAACTCATTCAAACCTTACTAAATCACTGTGGTAAAAAATATGGAATAAACGCTGAAGTATACTCGGGTGATGTATCTGATAAAAAACGTGAAATAATGTTGGATAAATTTAATAGTGAAGAAAATAGAGGTGGAAAACTGATTAAAGTTTTATTAATTACCGATGCTGGATCAGAAGGTATTACTGTACTTGAATGCAATAACATACATGTATTGGAATCCAATACACGGGAAAACAAAACACGACAAGCGATTGGGCGAGTCATACGTTATAAATCACATGAAAAACTTCCGAAAGAACAGCAATTTGTTAATGTGTGGCGTTATTGGTCGGTTGTTCCAAAAACTGAAAATAATGTTAAACCACTTGTGGATGAAGAGTTATACAAAGCTGGAAAAATGAGTGAAAAAATGTTTGATACGTTTACACAAAAAATAATTGAAAATTGCATCGAAAGCGGGGTCCCGTATATGAGTTCCGCCCCTCATGACGGATAATCAAAAGAATCTACTAATATTTTTAAACGTATAAGCAGCCTTTAGGTACTATTTATAATATATTTTTATTATAAATGAGGGTAATTTTAAGGATCTTAAAAAACAGTGTTTGCGGGATGAGTCATCGCAGATCAACTTCGCAGATCAACTTCACACCATAGAACTATAAACTTTGTTGGAATCATCACTCAAATACCAATTAAATTTATCTTTGGGTGATGATATATATATTACAACACTTTCTCTCTCGCGAAAAATAGCATCCGTGTGTGCCCATGTAACATCAAAATTAAATTTTGCCAAATATTCGCTAATCGGTACCATGGGTAGCATGGGTCCCAATTCTCCATTTTCTGGAGGTGGAGGTGGATGTAAGACGGCATTGTTGTAGTAATCTTTGTAGGCATCGTATATACCTCTGGATTCATAGTATGTAACACATTTATAATACCATTTTGAATTTTGTTCTTCTAGTTTTTCTCCATCATAAATAACAATACCTTCTGGATTAGTTATTGTAACATGAACTGGATAATGAGAATTAATGTCAAAAACAAAACGACCATCTGGAAATCTTTTTATATATTTATTAATAACAGCAATAAGTCGGGTGGTTGGAGTATTTTCGGACATATTGCTGTCGTTTGTTTGTAGAATTGAATATGAGAATTGTTCTCTTACACGACTAATTGATTTTGTACTTAGACCTAGAAATATGCCGGGAGCTTCTGTACTTGAAAATGTACCTTCGGAACCTCTATCAAAACCGGTATCTGTACCGTTACTGTCATATTTAGGTATACCAAATGTATCTGGACCTTGACCTGCACCTTGACCCATACTCATTAACATCATCATTTGTGGTATTTGTGCATAGTTAACACTAGTGTTAATATCATCACTGGTATCAACATTACTAATATCAAAACTGTCGACGCTACTACCCATACCACTATTTGATTCAATGTTATGATTAGCAGAACTAGCAATAATTGTATTTGATATTGTATAAACTTTTGCATTGTCAGGTACATGTCCCATATTATTAATACCTGTTGTATAATTAGAAACATATTGAATAAAATTTCTAAGCGAAGTATTTGATATACTAAAATTAGTACCTGAATACATTTATAATAATAATAATAATAATAATAATAATTTTCAGATGGCTCCTGAAGGGAGCAGGCTAGCCGTGATAAATTATAAAGTAACTTATTCTTATTTTCTTTATTTATCGTAAAATAAAATGCCCGAAATTGTTGAAGTTCGTAAATATGCTGATTTTATTACACAAAAAATGTACGGGAAAAAAGTGGAAGAAATATTGATATTAAATGGTCGCTATAAAAAACATGGAAAACCAAAAGGCTTTTCACTTCTTGATTTTCCTTTCAAAATAATTAGTGTAAACACGAAAGGCAAGTTACTTTACATGACGCTTGATAATGG